TGCCTCAACTGATTGAGACGAGACGCCAAACCAAAACAACGTCAGAACCGGCAACCGCCGTCAGGCAACTAGGCCCCGCTAATTCGATGGTCTTACACCGATGGAAAAGCCAATGACAGTTACGATGGCTGGAATGGTAATTAGAACTGCTTTAAACGTTATAAAGAGGTCATTACCCATGAAACGGATCATTCCCCGTGAAACAGAAACGGCGGAGGATGGGGGATTCGAACCAATACGCGATATTTCGCGCAAAATCGGGCTATTAGTACCCTTAAAATACCCCTCGCCTAGGGAAACTGCACCCAAAATGGAAAGCCCCCGCCTCGGCCCGTTTCCGGGGAGGCGGGGGCTGTTTCAGTCGAGACTGTTCTCCTGCTTCATTTTGGTTATGCGATCGTGTAGGAGTTGATGTTCTGCTGCGGAGCGTTCAGTCAGCCCTTGAACATCACGCCTGAGCATGTCTAGGTGCGTTTCGGCGCGAGTGTCACGCTGTGCGCGCTCGCGGCGCTCCTCGTCATGCTGACGTGCGTGCTCTTCGCGCCACTGGGCGTTTCTCGCATCGGATTCATCTACCGAGAACTGAAGTTTTTCTATTGCAGTCTCCATGCGGTCGATGTTGTCCGAAAGGGTTCTCCCACCAGAGTTGCTTACCTGTTCGGAGGCCGATTCAGCCGCAATCGCAGCTCTCTCGACGTCCACTCTTGTCTTCTCGTGCGCGGATTTGAGTTGGGTGAGCGTTCGCTTCAGGTAGAACACACCCAGCGAGAACAGGCCTAAAATCAAGGAAACCGCTGTGCCGATAAAATCTGGGTTTGCCAGTAACGCTTCCATGAACCTCACCCAACCTCACCTCACTGAGCCAGACCGGAACAACTGCTGGCTGCGTCCCCAGGTCCAGGGTTGATTGCCCTCTCGACCTTGTCGAGCAAGCCAGACGGCTTCAACGCGGAAAAAGCAGTCTGGCCTGCAATGAAGACCGTCAGCAAGACCGACGCGAAAGCCTTCCACTTGTCCGGATACGATTGTGCGAAAAGGACGCCGACAGTCACAAGGGCGTAGAAGCTGACCGCGACACCAGTCTTGGCTTTCGCCGACCAGTGAACACGATTGAGCATTGCAATAATGAAAGGGGCCAGGATCCCCGCCAAGGCGGGGACCGTGATTTGATCCAGAGACATGAATCCTCCTATTTTCCTCTAGCCATCCACTTTTGGAGGGCAGTGATTGTCATCGGGCCGAACTGGCCGTCGATGAGGCCTGTGTAGAGACCGCGGGCCGTGAGCGACCGCTGGAGAGCGGCCACGGTCTGGGGGCCGAATTCGCCGTCTATGGCGCGGTTGTACGTGCGTTGGTCGCGCAGCCAGCCTTGAAGGGCCATGACCGTGTAGCGGCCGAACTGGCCGTCGATGAGGCCGAGGTACCGGTGCTCATTGGCGAGCGCTGCTTGCAGCGCTTTCACTGTCATCGGGCCGAACTGGCCGTCGATGAGGCCTGTGTACCAGCCGGTCCCGCCCGAGCTTTGAGGGCTGGCGCTGCGGCCGCTGCCGCGCCCGTAGACGTTCACGCCGTGATAGATCTCGGCCCAGCCGAGGTAGCGGGCATAGGCATCGGTGAATTTCGCGATCGATATGATCGTCACCCCAGGGCGTCCGGCTTCGTCGGAGCTCGAGACGGCGAGCCCGCCGCCGATGCTCAACGCGACGTGCCCATATCTGGCGTTTGCACCCGTGAGATCCCAGAAGACCGGGACGCCGGGCGGGGCGTTCATGTCACGCGGGTGCTTTCCTCCGGCCGCGTTCCACGCCTCTTTGGCCGACCCGTAGTCTGGGCCGAACCCGAAGGCTGACCGAACGAATTTCTCGCATAGCCCCCGGTACGCACGGGAGCCAATTTGGCTTTTAGCCCATTGAATGGCTTGATTCGCGCTTCTCACAGCGTTTCCTTCCGTGTAGGAAAGTTGGGGCAGGAGCCCTGCCCTCGTCCACGGTTTCGACGGGCGCGTGGCGGACCCGTGATAGACGCCCGTCTCTGGGGATCCCGCCTCGATCGTCGAGCCGTCGCCTCGGGAGACGGCGATGTGCCCGTCACGATAAAGCAGCGCGCCTAAAGTGGAGACGCCCTCGGCGACGGGGATTGCGCGTGCCATTTCGATGAGCGCTGCCGAGCCTCGATCGTCCCCGCGGGGGAGGACTCCGAGCTCCCACAGCGCGGAGACGATGAGGCCCGAGCAGTCGAAACTGTCCGGGCCGTTCGATCCCCACACGTACGGTTTCCCGTACTGCGCCTCGCAGTAGGCGACGAATTCACTCGACGTCGGCATCGGAGGCCCCAGTATCGGTGAGCTTTTCAATCTGCGCCTGCGCTTCGGCAAGTGCGACCTCGGCGACCACCGCACGCTGAACAGCAGCGGCTATCTCGCCGGAAAGCCGAGCGATCACTTTCCCGGCGTCAATATGGGATTCCATTTTTCTCCTTTTCTAGAGATTCAATCCGTGCTCGAAGCTCACGCACGACGGGGATAAGCACGGTCCATAGGCGCTCATACTGGATTCCGTCGATCTCTCCGTCCCAGTACGAGCAGTACTCGTCAAACCCGGCGTCACGGACTTCCTCGGCGATCAGGCCTATCGCCCGGTTGGGGTAGTGCGGCTCCGGCCCTCGCTCCGAGGCGTCAGAAGCACTCCATTCCGCAAGGGTTTCCTTGTACCGTTCGATGTCCCGCTTGTCTACCCACGTGCGTAGCGGGACGTCGAGGATCGCCTCGGGGCGTGGAATCTTGACGTCCTGGACATCGGTCTTGAACCGGCGCGCCGACGTCGAGTAGAAGACCTCCCAGCTGCCGTTGATGGAAAGGGTTCGGCTGTCCGAACCTCCTCGGATCCCGTAGAGGTAGATCGAGGAGCCTTTGCCCTGGATCGAGGCCTCGTTATTGCCCATTTTCCAATAGTTGTCGCCCCTCAGCGTGATTTGCGCTTGCTGAGTGAGGTTGTCGGAGCTGGCAATGTAGATATAGTTTTTCCACGGATTGCCGGTCTCAGTATTGCCCATCTCAATTCGGGGCTGTTTCCCGCCTCCCACAGGCCCCTCTAGGCATATTCCGGGCAGTTCTTTCTTATCGCCGACTTGCAGCCTCAAAGCGTTCAGACTGCCGCAATAATTGTTGCCGAAATTGTAGAGATAGATCCCAGGTTTCGAAGAGTTTTGAGCCGTGATCGTCACACGGATCGCCCCGCTAGCGTCGGATGCGTAAAAGAACTGCTTCGACAGCGCGATGGACGCCACGTTATCCGTGTACATCGTATTTATCTCTGCGCCGACGACTTGTCCGCCCTCAATCTGCCCGCCTTTGATCGTTGAGCCGGAAATTTGCCCGCCTTTGATCGTCGGCGATTGGATCGTCGATCCGGCGAGAACGTCCCCTTTGAAGGTCGCATGCCCGGTCTTCCCGATATTGAAGACGGTTTCCGAGCCTGTGATGGCTTTGAAGCCGTCTTTTGTCAGTTGGAAGGTTGAGTTCCCGCTGGTGAGGCGGATCCCGTTCCGGTCGATGCGCACGCCGTCGCCGTTGATCCCGAAATCGGTCGAGAGCATGTTGGCCGTGATTTTCCCGGCGAAAAGCTCCGACGTGACGATTTTGTTTACGAGGGCTTGGTCCACTGTGATCTTCGGAGATGTAATCGCGCCGTCTTTGATTGAGACTGTGCCCAGCGTCCCGGGAACGAGCACGCTATCCGCGATGAGTTTTCTTGGGACCCATGCAGAGACGCGTGCGAGGTACGTGTAGACGCCCAGCGTGTTTCCGCTTGCGTCGGTGGCGATCCACACGTCGCCGTCTTCGACCGGTTTCCCGTTCGAGCGTTTCGTCGGCGAAGACCCAGCGGGCGCGACAATGACCGCGTTTGCTCCCGCTGCCGCTTCCTCCGCGATCTTTTTGATCTCGTCGGATGCGCCTTTCAGGCCCTCTTTGATCTTGTCGTCGAGGTCATTTGTGATCGTGACCTGCGCTGCGGGGCCCACCCACGAGCCGACTCCGAGCCGATCGACGGCGACGGCACGATACCAATAAGGTTTGCCGACGTCGGACGCGTGGCCAACCGTTATGGTTCCGGCGGACAGCAGTTTCCCGACCTCGGCCCACGGTCCGTCCGGCGACTCTGCTTCCTCGATTCGCGCGTACGTGAATGACGGCGGCGGGAGGAAAGGATTCCCCGCGCCCTTGAGCTTTCCGTCCCATTTCGCGTAGACGACGCCGGTCTGCACGGAAAGGGAGAGCATCGTCGGCGCTTCGAGGATTGACGAAGGGGATTTAGTCGTCACACTCGCGCGCGCCCAGTCCGACTGCACGCCGTCGCGGGAGACTGCGGACACGAACACCCACACAAGGGTATTTATGGGAAGGTTCTCGCGAGTTGCCGTGAGCCCCACTGCGTCGTACGTTCCCTGCCAGAAACCGGCAATGTGAAGGTTATAGCGCGAAATGTCAATGACCGCGCCGTTAGTGTCCTGTTGGACCGGTGCCCAGCCGACGCGGACGCGTGACTTAGGCCAACCATTTTCGTCCCAGTATCCCTCGGACGCGACGACGACGCCTTCAGGGGCTTTCGGCTTGGGCTTCGTGTGTTCCGGGCGGGACGGGACAGAGCCGGTACCGGCGTCGCTTGTCGCGCCGTTGACGATGCCCTTCTGGCGCTTGGCGTTGCGGACCTGAGCATCGACGAACCGGTCGTTCAACGTGAACTGTATTTTAAGGCTCGACTCGAAGTTCAAGGACACCTGGTGGACGCGCATGGTTTCCCACGAACCGGCTTTGCCGACGAATTCGACGGAATCGCCGACGTTGTAGTCGATCAGCGGGAACTCCCCGTCGCGAACGATCGACTCGATCGGCGCTGACCATGTGTACTCGGTCCGCTCCTGCGAACCCGATTCAAGCTCGGCGCGCATGAGCTCCTGAGCCGTCCCGTAGTCCCGGACGCCGCCCTGCGTGATGACCTTCATCGAGGTTCCCCATGGCTTGGGGACTCCGCCCTTGTTCTCCATCTTCCACGTTTGGCTGTCGCCGACGAGGAAAGCTGTGTGGAGGAGCCCGCCGATCGTCGAACGGACGGGTGCCTCGGTCGCGTCGCCGAAAAGTTTGATCCCGGTAGTCTTCGATCCTTTGCCGGGGTTGACTACTTTGACAGTGCGTCCTTCGAGCCACCAGTCGCAGTTCCCCTGCGAGGCGAGATTGTCGAGGATCGTATAAAGAGATGTCCCCGGATCGTAGTAGATCGTGATCTTGTTCGACCACGGGTTGCCGTCCGAGTCCGCCGTCGCTGTGAAGCCAAGCTTCAAGCCGGGGGCAAGCCCGGGCACGGTCCGACGGGCCTCGTTCGCCACATCGTGAAGAATCTTTCCGACCGAAGAGGAAAGCATCTTCCGCTTCCCGTCTTTGTCATAGTTAGATTCGCTCCCGAATGCTTTCGGGATCACGACGATTCCCTCCATGAGGGATGCGTACGATTGCAGCGTGTATTCGACGACGTTCGCGTCGCCGTCCACGCGGTTTGCAGAAGACTCGACGAGCCGGTAGCGCGCGTTCCTTGGTTCTTTCCACGCTCCGCCGCTGCTGACCTCGATAGCGACCTCGACCGGGGAGGCGAGGAAGCCTGAGTTTTGCGCGGCTTTGGCGTAGCGAAGTTGAAGCGCGGAAAGGTCGTTGAAGGGCATCGACGCCGACCATCCGGACGGCTCCGTCAGGAAACCTATAGAGTCCCCGTCAGGTCTGTAAACCCGTAAACGCGCCGCGAAACTCATACGAAACTCCTTGCCGCCCTAATCGAAACTTTCGATGCGGACGTGAAACCACTCCCTCCGACCACGAGGGAAACCTGCGATTTTTCCGGGTCGTCGGTCACCGTCGGCCAGACCTGCAACGGTCCGCCGACCGGGAAGTCGAGCCCGATCTGCTCGGACGACGGGAGCCCCCAATCCGAGTCGCGGCTCGACTTATACCCGACAAACCGCGCGAGATCGACAAAAACGTACTCCCCGGCGTTGACGGCCCGGTTGAGGTGCAGACCTGTAGCTCCACGCTCTGACGTGAGCGTCAATGACTTCGTAGGCCCTGTTACCCGCAGCCACGCGTCGTCAAGGCGTCCAGTCGAACCGGCGAGCTCGGGGAATTCGACACGGAATCCTGCGACGAGCGTTTGCGGAACAGAGAACGCCGTATTCGGCTCTTTCCAGTACGGGTGCGTGGTGATCGACGCCTGTATGAGGAGCGCTGTTGCGCCGCGCCGCTCTGGGTCGGACACCGACGACTGTAAAACATTCGTGGAAATCCGGCGTTCCGGTGCCGGGGACCACATGATTTTACGGGCCTGCTGGATCAAGGAGACGAGAGCCGACCTGCGAGCGTCGAGGACGGCTCCTTCACCGAAAACGGCGAGTGTCAGGGAAACTGTCCCCGTCCCGACGCCTTGACGGACAGCGATAGAGCCGTCCCGAGCAGGGACGTCGAGCATGGTGACGCGTCGATTCGCCCCGGCAGGGACTTTCGACGCGTGTTCGATCCTCCACCGTCCCTTCGGGTCGTCGAGTTCTACCCCGTCGATGGCCCACACGCCCACGCTTTCCTCCTTTTACACCATGGAATCGACGCCGGACGCCGCCCGCTGCAATTCGCGCGAGAGTGACGTCGAGGTCGGCTCCGCCTGAGGGTTGTTAATGGACCCAATGTGGAAATGGATCCCGCCAGCGCCTTCGGAAGGCTCGCCGCCAAACATGCCGACACCTGCTTGGAAACTGCGGTTAACGGCCCGCGCCCTAGCGGCGTCGATGTTAACGGCGGGAGTGACATCGAGTGCCATGTCAGACAAGTCCGAGGTCAGTCCTGCAAGCGAACTCTGAACAGCCCCATATCGGGATTCGAGGCCCGCGACGAAGCCTTCAATGATCATCTGCCCGGCGGGCTTGAGAAGCACAGCGTCGCGCTTCGGAGGACCTTTCCAAGACGTCAGCCTGTCTGTCAGCCAGCCGAGTGCGTCCCTGACTTTCCCGAAGGCGGACATGATCCCTCGAACAAAGCCCATGATGAGGTTCCGCCCGGCGTTCCAGAGCAAGTTCCCAAGGTTGCCGAGCGCCCTAAGGATATTCCCCGGGATCCCGGCGATGAACTTGAGGACGTCGACGAACTTTTGCCACGCCGCATGGGCAAAAGCTCCGAACCATTCGGCGGCCCGCCACCCAAGCTCGCCGAGCCTAGAGAGCAGTCCAAGGATTCTTCCTGGAATTCCCTTGATGAAATCAAGGATTCCGTGCCACGCGTTGGAAATGATACGTCCGATCCAATTCCAAAGACCGTCCCACCACCCGGCTAGGGTGCGTCCAACGCCGACAATGAAATTGACGACGCCGTCCCACGCTCCCGTAACGACGTTGACTATCGATTGCCAGACGCTAGAAACCCAACTGGTGAAGCCGTTCCACAGATCAACCCACCACTGAGCAAAGCCTTGTCCGAGCCCGACGACAAAATCGACGACGGCTCGCCAGGCTCTTTTCACCCAATCGACGATGCCGTTCCACACGTCAGAGACCCATTGTTTGACGGAATCCCACATGCTGGACCACCATTCGGCGAACTTGCTCCCAATGTCTTTGATCCATGCGACGACTTGATCCCAGTTCTGCCAAAGAGCGACTATCGCCGCGACTAGGGCAGTGATTCCTACGATGATCCATGTGATCGGCGACGTGAGAAGCGCCGAGTTGAAGAGGAGCATCGCAAGCTTCGCTGCTCCGAGCCCGGCAGCGAGCGTGCCGAGAACGGCGACCATCACCTTTGTCGCCTCCGGGTTTTCTTGCATCCACTTCCCGAAAGCTTTCATCGGTTCGATGAGCTTCCCGAAAACGTCGGCCAACGCGCTGAAAACCGCGGATCCGAGCGGTTCAAGCGCCAGCTGGGCGTTGTTTTTTACTAGCTGCCATTTCTCGGCAAAATCGGACGTTTCGTCTGCGACGCCGAGGATGGTGTCATTCGATTGACCGATAGAGCCCGTCAGATCGTCAATGGCGAATTTCCCGGACTGCACGGCACCGACGAAGGCCGCAGCGCCGCGCGTCCCGAAAATCCCAGAGGCCAGCTTGATAGCCTCCGCCGACTTCCCCTGCTTCACCAAGGATTCGATCTCTCCGGTGACGCGTTTGAACGTTTCCTTTGGCTTTTCCCCGGACTTGGCCATGGTGATCAGGCCTTTTTGCATGGCCGACATTGTTTGCGTCGAATTGATGCCTGCCTTGTCGAGCCCGCCGATGAGCGCGGCGGTTTCGTCGAAGCTGAAGCCAAGATTCTGCATTGCCGGTGCGAACTGGCTTATCGAGGATGCGAGGTCGTTCATGCCGACGCCGGTCGCTTGAGAGACCCGGAAAAGCGAGTCCATCGCACCTTCGACCGCTTCCCCTTCGATGTGGAAGGCAGAAAAGGCGGCCGTAGTTTTCTGGATATCGACGTCTTGCCCGAGGATTCTTCCCGCCTCGAGGTACTGAGACGCGACCTTTTCGAGGGTACTCCCAGAAAGTCCTAGACGGGTGTTGAGGTCGGCGACTACCGGACCGATCTTGTCGAAGGAAACCGGCACGTTCGACCCGACGCGCTTGGCGACGTCAACGAGACCGTCAAGGGCTTTGCCCGACGCGCCGGTGCCTGTGCGGATCGTATCCTCGAGGTCGTCAAACGTTTCACCGATCTTGTACAGGCCGGTTGCCACGCCGGTGACCGCTGCGGTGGTCACGAGTCCCTTCGCGCGGGACAGAAGGGCCGTCGAGAATTTACTGCCGGATTTTGCTCCGACGGTTTCGGCTACGGCCTCAGCACCGCCTATGTCTTTGGCGACTTCTTTCGCGATGATCCCCTGTGAGCCCTTCATCGAAGGGATCAGGTTGAGGTATGCGTTCGCTATGACTGCACCGTCGGCCATTCTCGCCTCCTCTATTCAGTTGTCCCTTTGTCCCACCAGGCGTTGAAGTCGCGGGCTGGTATCGCGCCGCTTCCGAACTTCTCGCCGTCGCTCTCTTGTTTGACTCCCGGGCGGGGGAGCGGCTTCGGTTTTGGCAGCGGGGACTTGCGCCCAGACGAAGCGCGCTGCCAATTCGATATTGCGAGGAGGTCTGCGACGTCGGCGAGCAAGTACTCGGTGACGCCCCATTGGGCTTGGTCCTTGAGTTTTGCCCGTGCGTACGCGGACGAGGCTGGCAGGTTCTCGAGGATCACGTACAGGTCGCGCCACGAGAGAGCTTCCGTGCCTACCATCCACAAGCGGAGTCCCATGGTTATGAGGTCGAATTCGATAGCCTCGCTATAGTCGGCTAGCTCTAGGAGGCATCCTGCGATTTTCCCAGAGTCACCATGGATTCTTCCTGCCAGGCGGTGACCACGGCGTCTAGCTGGTCATTCTCGATCTTGTCGTAGAGCCCGGGGCAGTACAGCTCCATGATTTCTCGCTGCAAACCCATGAGCTCGACCTGGACGGCCGTGGTTTCTTTGGACGGCGCGGATGCTTTCTTCCGTTCGTCGCGATCTTTTGCGTCGCGGAGCCTTTTGGATAGGGCGGTTATCCTTTCCGAGTGACCGGCGCGGAGATACTGCATTTTGGGGAGGGAGTAGATTTTCTTCTCGCCCGGCAGCTGAAATTCGAAGCGGTTTGCGGAGTCGTTGACTTTCGACTCCGGCACTTGGAAGACCATGTGAGACCTCTTTTCTTGTGAGACCTGAATGTGGCGTGAGCGAGGCCGGTCTCAGGTAACCTCGCCCACGCGGCTATGGTTCAGATTGACGGCTTACTTGGTTGTCACGCCGTCATCCGTGAAGATGTAGATCGAGTTGCCTTCGACGTCAGGGTAAGTTGAGAGAGTGACCGGCCAGGAAACGGCGGAATTCTTGGTGAAAGTCACCTCTCCCGCCTCGGTTACCTGCCCGTCGGGCACATAGATGAGGATCTTGTTGTTGCCGTCCTTCATCTTGAACACCCATTCCTTGCGGGGGTGTTCTTTCGCACCAAGAGCCGCCTTGATCCGCTTACCGGTCGTCGTCGTCGCGGCAGTGACAGTGATATCGCCTGCCCACGCGCCGAGCGATTCCTCGTTGGTCTCGATGTGCGTCCAGTTCAACGTTCCGTTGAACTTCTCAAGCACGCGCCGGACCAGCGCTCCAGACCAGTCGTTGATGTCCGACGTGGACCATTCCGGGGTGAGCGTGAGCCCGTCCTCGGAAATATACCCTGAATCTTTGAACTTGGCGTCCAAAACTGCGGACGCATTGTCGGGGGCGGGCGTGCCTGCCGGGGCCGAGAGAATGGCTCCCGTGACCTTTTGGTCGGGTGCGCCGACCAGAACATTCTTTGCTTCGACTCCCACGGGAGCCTCCTTTCATTTTGGTGCGAGACCGTCAAGAAGCCGTTGTCATGCGTACGGCTAGCTGGTAGGTGGCCGAGCATCGGTAGATTTGCGGGTTGCTCGGGTCTGGGTTGAGATATGGGCCAGCGAAGGTTTTCACCATGTGAACGGTTAGCGGACCCATTGCCCCTTCGCGTTCTCCGGCGTAGATTTGAGCGTCGATCGTGCACATGAGCGCTTCAGCGGCTGCTTCGCTGTTCCGGTCACGCGCTTCGACGAGAATTTGCGCCATGTCTGTCACCAGATCACGCTTGTACCCTCCGGTTCGTTTCACTGAGACCGATTGTTCCGCGAAATTTGGGGGCGTCGAACCCGCGGTGACTTCAAGCCCTGGGTTCAGAGAAGCGAGGAACACGCGGAGCCCGTCAGCGACGTCAGGCGAGCGTATGACTTCCGCGTCCATCACACACTCCTTGCTGCGCCGATTGAGCGAGTAAGAGCTTGCTCTTTTGCCTCAGCTTTCCGTGCTTCGCGAGTTGCTGCCCGCACCGTCCCGATATGACGTGGCGATCCGCCATAGGTTGCAAGAAACACTCCCGGCTCGAAGCCTTCTCCGGCTTCCCGCGCTACGGCTTTAGCCATGGCATCTACCTTTGATCGCACGCCGTCGCCGGACAACACGGCTTTGAATCCTTCGGATAGGAACTCCATACGCAGCTTTGACGGCACGGTCGATCACCCCTTCCAGTCGGCGAGATTCGCGAAGACATGTGAAACTGCGCCGGTCGGAGACCTCCACTCGTGGGCGTCGCCGTCTACCTGATAGAGAATCCCGCGCCACCGGACGGCGTCGAACGCGCCGATGCGCGTCCCAGGAGGCGCGAGAAGCGTAAACCGGATCGAGGTTTGCTGGCGGCCTTCCATAATCTCGGCTGTCGCCCCAGGCTGCACCGAGCATCCGCCGACTGTCTCGACCGTTTCCGGGTTCCTGTAGTCAGGCATTCGCTTTCCGCGTTCTTCCCGCCATGCTGGGTGGACAATCTCTACGGTGTCTGCGGCCCATGACGGCAGCATCACAGCCTCCCTGGGAGACGATATGAGTCAAGTACGGCTAGGTCGCGGGCGAGAAGCGAGATTCCTCCAGCGACGTTTGGGGCAGTGAGCGACCAAGAGACGGAAACCTGCCCTGCCTGTTCACGGGTAGCGCCCATCGAGGACGATATGGCGTTGGCGACGATCTGCCGGACCACTTGAGCGACGTCGGGTGCCGAGTCGAAGCCGTGGGTCATGGTGACTCGCACGCGTTGAAAACCGCTCGGGAAGGAAGTCCGAGGATCGACAAGTTCAACCATGCCTTTCGGCGTCCATCGGAACGTTTTCTTGTCGAGCTCGACTCCGTCTACTTCGATTTTCTCGATCTCGTGCACCCGCAGAGTTGGCAGCTGAAGAAGTCGGCCTCCGTCGGTGTCTAGCTGGACGGTTTCTTTGAATCGGGGGGCGACGTGCCAGCCGCAGTAGCGTCGGATGGCCGTGGTCGCCCCATCGAGGAGCGGCTGTAGGCGCGGATCTGCTGGTGAGATTTGCCCGTTGACCCCGGCAGAAAAGCCTTCTGCGTCGAGGAGCGGCAGCGGCTTCGTCGCGGGCGGCTGCGGCGGAGGCGGGAAAACGACGTCGGCTGGCGCGTAGGTGAAACCGTCGGCGACGGCCAGCGCGGAGCCGGATAGTGACGCCTCTTTTTCCAGTCCGTACGCCCACATGGCCAGATGCAGTCTGGTGGTCGCGGTCGGCGTCGGTACGTTGACGGCGGAGCTTGTCTCATGGATGAGCTTGCCTGTCGCGTTGTTGAAGAGTCTCCATTGAAGGACGCCGGGGGCCCAGTGGAGCTCGACGCGAAGCGCGTGGTAGGCGTCGGATAGCTGATAGGCGGTGCCGTTGCCGAAAGCGCCCTTAGCAGTGTCCGAATAGCCGGTGAAGCGTGCCTCGACCGGGGCGGTCTTGTCTGCGCCCCAGCGTGAGAGCGCGATCAGGTCTGCCTCAGACGCGTTCGGCCCTGCCTCGCTGTCCCAGTCGAGTACAGTCAGCCCGAACGCGGCGTTTGCGTCGAATCCCTCCAGATTCACAGCGAAGGACGCGCTGTAGTCGCCGTAGCCGACGGTGTCTTTCGAGACGATCTCCGCGCCTACCATGCCTGTCCATCCGCCGGGGGACTCGCCGGGTGCGACGGAGAGCGTCAGGTTTGCTCCGGAAGCGGAAACGTTGGCCTTCGACCATAACCCTGAAGCTATAGGGCCGCCTTTCCGCCATGATGTGTCCCGAATGTACCAGTCTCGCTCTGCCCAAGTAAGCGTTGTCGCGCCTTCGAAGTTCTCCGCCACTCTCCGTCACCGCCTTTCGTTGCTACATGGACCCGCGCCTTGTTCGCGGGCGTTTTCAATGGGAGCGGCCCCACACCGTGCGGGTGCAGGGCCGCGTCGTTAGCTTCGATCACTTGCCGGGGGCGAGCGTCAGCTCGACAAACGCCGCCGGGTACTTGATCTGAAGAGCGAGCCGTTCTTTGACGCGGAACGTCACCTTGTCGGCGGTGAAGTTCTTGTCATGCGAGTTCGACTGGTCAACCCGCAGTCCGCCCTTTCGGAACACCTTCCCGGACGAGAACGCGCCAACGAGGATCTTGCCCTTCGCGATTGCCGAAGTGACGACCGTGTTGATTCCCCACAGCGGAGGGTTGATCGTCAGATCGCCGTTGCCGTACGGCCCGGCGAAGTAGCCGCCGCCGTAGTACTGGCCGTTCGAGTCCTTCGAGAGGCGGATCGTCTCGTAATCTTCGGGGTTGATGACGATGCCGTCGGCCTCGAATTCGGTAGCGGTCTGAATCTTCGTCTTGCAGGCGAAGATCGCGTCGGCGACCGTCACTTTCGTGTCCTGCGTGACCTTCTGAATGCCGTCGCGGGCAAGGACGCCCTTCAGACGCGCGCCCGTCCCCGCGAGGAGGGCGTTCTCTTTCTTCACAAGCAGGTCATGCTGGGCGGCGGCATTGATCTCCGAGACGATGTACGGGATGTCGTCGAGCATGTCGTCGGTAGCGTCAAACCATCCCGCGACCTCGCCGAGGGAGTCGGTGCGCCACGTCGGGTCTGCGAAGTGCAGCTGTGGCTTCTGCGTGCCCTCGGCGACCTCGCCCGTCCCGCCTTCCATCGCTGCGAAGACCGGGTAGGTGATCGCGTTGCCGGACATGGTGCCCGATCCGAAGAGATCGGCGATCACCAGGCGGCGGCGCTTCGGCCAAGCCGGTTCACGATCAACTTCTGTGACGAGCGGCCCGTAGCCGCCTCCGGCGGTGCCGACAAGATGGGCATCCGTCGCGGCCTTGAACTCTGCCGTCTCAAAAGCGCCTGCCGACCTGAGATCGCGGCCTGCCGCCTTCATCTCGGCGATGAAGTGGTCTCCTACCGTCCGCGGCGAACCCGCGTCCTTGCGTGCGGGACCATCGCTCTCGCGTCCGCTCATACCACCGATTTGGTCAAGCAGCGCTGCACCTTTCGACTGAGCGGCGATCTTGCCGTCGAGCTCGCGGATGAACGCAACCTTCTCTTCGGCTTCTTTGATCGCGTCGGCGTCGCCGCCAGCGATCCTTTCGCGCAGCGCCTCAGCGGCCTTGTATGCGGCCTCGCGCTGCTCCTTCAGCGTGAACATGCACGCCCCTTCCTTTCACGCCTCACATGAGGCCTAGCAGTTGGATTTCGAGCGCGAGAGCTTGTGCGGACGCATCGGCTGGCGACGCCTCGGACTTGGCCCCGACGGGCTCCTCGTCCTGCATCACGGGCCTAGCGCTGGCCTTACCCTCGTTTTCTTGCGAAGCATCGGCGGCTTCGAGCACAGCCCCGATGCTCTCCCACGCGGAGCGCAGGGAGTCAATGTGTTTCTGGGCGAGAACACGCCCAGCTTTCATGCCCTTAGCGAGCGAATCGGCCCGCGCCTTCACGTCAAGGATCTCGGTGTCCTGGTTCGCGCCGATCGGCACGATCGACACTTCATAGAGGCGCACTTCGCGCAGTTCGTGAATGCGCTCGCCGCCTTCTTCGATAGTGTCCGAGTCAATCACGTCGAACGCGAAAGACATCTGAGAGACGCGGCGGCCCTTCAAAAGCCTGTAGACCTGCGCGGCCTTCGGATTGTCGAGATCTAGCTGCCCGGTTATGAGCAGGCCGTGATCGTCTTCGGCTGCTTCGACGACGCCGCCGACGTTGAAGTCCGGGTCGTCCATTCTGTGCCCGTAAAGAACAGGGATCGTATTGCCCGATTCGGCCCATTCAGCGAGAGTGTTTGTGAACGCCCCTTTGGCGACGACGTCGCCGTACGAGTCAGGGTCGCGAGTGAACGTCGAAGCGTAAGCCGTGAACTGGCCCTCTTGCAGCCCGTCGTCAGGACCGGCTTTGACCCGTATCGAGGCCATCTTGAACATTGTCATATTGCCCCTTTCTGGGCGTGGAAAACGCCCGCTCGGAAGCAGGCGCTGCTTGCGTGTGAGACCGGCTTTACGGGATTGTCATGTCGATTGAGCATTGACAATTCGCTATATCGTCAACGTCAAGCGCGGACGAGTCGCCGGGCCAGCGGGCACCGTTGGAAAACGTTTCATCGATGCCGACCGTTTCCCCGTCGATCGCTGCGTGAGACGAACGTGGATTGCCGGAGTTGACGACCCACGTCTTGGTCACACCGGCGCGACTCGTTTGCCGCCCGGCTTCGACGACGGCAAACGAAGCTATCGTCGTAGCGAACGACTGGGCAGACATTTCCGCACGGGACGTCTCGGCGACGTCGAAAACACCGGCAGGGGTGGCTTTCTCCGCCTCCTCGTCCAAATCGTCGTCAAGAGCGGCGTCAAGCTCGCGCTTAGTGGCGGAATTGATCCCTTTCGCACGTGACAAAGCGACCGCCCGAAGAAACTTCTCGGTCGCGTCGATCGAGTACGCGTCAGGATCCTCGCCGATTTCGCGAAGAGCGGCGCGGGCAATGGCTTCTGACTCAGTCAAAGCCAGCTTCAGAAGGTCTTCGCCGAGCTCACGGTCCCACCGTTCCTCGTCCCACCAGTCCTCGCCGCCTTTCGCGCCGAGGGCGGACAGCACGGCGGCGCGCTGACGCCGGAAGAACTTCCGCAAAAGCTTCTCAGCTGCTTCGACGTCGCTCTCGCGCGGCACCGCTTTGACTCTTGTAGGTTCGGCCTTCCGCGCAGGACGAGTGCCCGAGCTCCTGTTTTGCGATCCGGAGTCTCGTGGCGAGGCTTGCCCTCCGACAAGAACATTCAACGGGGTAACAAGCCGATCCGCGTCCCCGCCGAGCGCCGGACGGTTGAACATCGCCCGCGCCTCGTTCACAGTCATCCACGGACGCCCAACCGACGTCGAGATAGTTGCCGCCTGCTCCTCGAACGACCCCTGAAGCTTCTCCTGCACATTGAACTCGGCGTAAACGGGAGCGTCCGAGACCTGCGGGAGAAGGAACAGGTTCACCCGATCCTCCACCATCTTGATCATCGGCCCGAGAGTGTCCGTGTAGAGCATGCGCGAAAACTCTTTGACGTTCGAATAGTTCGCGTTGTCGAGCACCCCGACCATCGTCGGCGACGTGTGATAGACGGCAGCGACCGTAGCCAGGGAGAGCTTCGCCACCTCGGACCACTCCTCCTCGCGCGCGTTGAAGCGCGCCGACTTGAGCTCCATGCCGTCTTCGAGGATGGGAGTCCCGCCAGCCTTGGGGCCGTCCATGCCCGTCCACTTGGCTTTGAACTCGGTGGCGAACTTCGAACGCGCCTCATCCGACCAGGCAGGCGCTCCGGCAGGCCGCGTCAGATAAGAGCCTACGCGGCCTGCACGCTGCCATATCTGCTGCCTGTAGGCCCACGCCTGAATCTGCTCCGCAAGAACGTCCTTAAGGGCATTCACCGGCGAGATCCCGCCAGACAAGCTTGATGGGTCATAGCCATGGAAGGAAATCCACTGGCGCGGGCTGCCCTCAACATTCTCAACAATCGACTTAACGCCAGTCCGCGGGTTCGTCACCTCAACCCACGACGGCTCCCAAGCATTCCCGCCGCCGGTGCGAGTCACCCACTCCGGAGGAACAGGCCAGATACACCATCCCGAAGACTGCGTCTCGTCAGGCACAAGAACCCACAACGCATAGTCGTAAAGAGCGATATCCATCGCCAGCCGATACACAAGCTCATACGGCGTCATGGTCGGATTGGGCCGAGCCAACAGCAAAGCAGCCGGATCGTCATGCGCTCGGCGTCGATCCGTGTCGGAAACACGCTCGAAAACCTGAAGAGACAAATGAGCGAGATTCCGAGCGACGAAGGTCGTCACCGTCCGAAGATGGGGCTGCGTCTCGAAAAGACGCCTCGGCCCCATCCCCATGACATTCGCAATGATCGACCCGACATCGTAAGAGACAACATACGGAGTATTGCGCTCGCGGCCCAGCAAGGCATTCAAAGCGGCTCTAATACCCACTGGTACCGTCCTTTCTCAGATGAACACAACCGAACGAGTCTCATACACCGACTCTTTCGGCTTCTCCGTCTCGCGCATCGCAAGCCACAACGCGCCCGTCACTGCCACAAGCGGAGCGACGTCGGCGACAGACTTGACCCTGTCCCACAACCACGCCCCGTCACCGGCAGGCCGCGTGGCAGCAACCGCCGCCGCCACATCCAAAACAGGCTGCGGACGATGGAACACCAGCTTCTCCGGACGCTCCTCGGCAACATGGCCCGCGACCATATCCCAGAGCTTTCCGGTTGCGATCCCAAGCTGGGAACCCGACCAGTCCACAACGTCGACGTTTTCAATACCCGCGAGCTCTTCCAGCAATCCAGAGACGGGCGCGCCCTTCGCTTGCCCTGTAACACGCATCGGACTCGACGCCGACGCCCTCTCGGAAAACCAGTCACGGACCCAATCCGTCCCGATCCTCGACGCCGCAATCTCAATATGCATGTGCCCGTCAGACCTTCGACCAGCCACGCCAATGTGCGCGTGTGAGCGGTCAGCCGAAACGTCAACGCAGAACGCAACCGGCGCGCCGTCGGGAATGCTGGACATCGGATCCATCGCGGCGTCCCACGCACCAGAAGGGAACGGACCCTCCAGAGCGCCGTCCGACCATTGACACAAACACTCCGTGCGGAACACCCATTCCGGATCCGTCTTCGCCGCCGACGCGAGCGCACGCTCAGACAACGTATAGCCGAGTGACGGGTTCGCGTACTCCCATCCATCGCGATCCCAAATATCGCAGCCAGGAGGAGCGGACCACTCGAAAATCCCGAGACTGTCGTCATCAACGCCGTCCGCGGCCTCGACCGCATCCGCGCCCACAAGAAGATCCTCAGCCGCGCCCGGCACGCCAATCTCCTCATTGATCCCGTCAGGGTCACCAACAGCCCTATGGCCAATCTTCCTTAAATGCCGGAGAACAACCGACGTCGCATCTCCCGCATTCGAAAGAGTCCAAATCTGCGCCAGCGCCCGCGCAAGCGTGGTCTTTGTTACCGCGCCCCACGCATCCCAGGACTGGTGCTCTCGAAGCTCGTCAAGGATCACAAGATCCCCGGAAAGGCCGCGGCCGCCGCGTCGGTTCGCGGCCTGCACTTTATAGCGTTGCCCAGAGACAAGCTCCAGACTCTTTTTGCCGTTGACGCGAACAACTTTCTTGATCTCGTCCGCAAGGTCGGGCGTATCCTCGGCGATATCGACCGCTCCCTGCCAGACCTCCTCGGCAATGTCGAGGTTCTGCGCCGTGCCGATCACAAGCGCAGCCGACCTCACATACAGGAAGAACAGCGACAACACCTGAGCCAACGTCGATTTGCCGTTTTGCCGAGCAACAAGAATCACTACCGTACGGAAACGGAACAAACCGTCAGGCAAAAGCTCCAGCGCATGAATCAAAAGGAACTTCTGCCACGGAAAAAGCTCGATACCAAGAATGTCCGACGCGAACTCAATCGCCGCGAACCCGGCCGACGTCCGCGGCGTCAACTCCCGAAGCGGCGGCGTGAAAACACGAGGCTCCTCACGCCCGAACCTTCGCCCTTCCACCTTCGACCGCACGGAGCTTCGCGAGCTTGCCACCCTTCGACTCCCTCTTCTCAACCGCCGACGCCGGCGTCAACCTCAGCTCAGAGCAATACCTCAAATACGTCGGAATCGAAACGTTGTCATACTTCCCCTTGATCACCGGGAAATCCGGATCATCAAGAGTGTCACACAACATGTACAGCGCAGAGATAGGCCCAGCCGACAAAACAGGGTCAATCACACCCTGTTCCTCCGCCGCCTTCACTGACTTTTCCGTGGCGCGCCGAATCGCGCCTTTCTTGATAGCCAACTGGGCCTCCTTTCACGCGTGACCCCGGGAAAACCCCAGGGGGGAGAGGATTACTGCCGGCCGCTGTGGCCCGGCGGATTTTTTCTTTGTGATTTGGACGCCCTTCCCTTTTTGTGTGTTACCAGTTTCGGGATTGGTTTCCGAGTCCGGTGAGGTTGGCGGGCTTGTCGCGTCGGCTTTTGTTGCAGTTGAGGTGGCTTGCTCGTATGTTTGCTGGGTCTTCTGCGAGTTTGGGATTGGTGGCCAGGGGGATGAGGTGGTCGGGGGACCATGCTTCGGGTTGTCCGTCTGGGATTGTGTAGTCGATTGGTTGTCCGCAGATCCAGCATGGGGCGTTGGCGTGTTGGTCGCGTTGTCGGCAGTGTGGTCTGATTTTTTCGCGCCATCTTCTGGTTGTGCGTCCGTGGGTGTGGGATGGCGTGTGTGGGGTGGCCCCCATGGTTTGGTCCCCCTCCTGTTTGTGGTGGCCCCGGTGGTTGTTGGCCCCCCTTTGTGTTTTGGGGTGGGGTGGTTTTGTTGGGGGTGGGGGGGGGTTTGGGCCCCGGGTGTGTTTGTGCCCGCCGCGGTTTGTGGGCCGGGCGGGCACAGTTGTTCGCTTGCTAGCGTTGCACGGTTTGTTGTTTATGTCAACTTTGTTTGCCGTGTTTCGAGGAGTTGGCGTGTTTGGGCGAGGTTGATTTTTCCGTTGTGTTCGGTGAGGTTGCCTCGTCGGATCCAGGATCGGAGTGTGGATCTGTTGATTCCGAGTAGGTGGGCTGTTGTGTCGCGGTCGAGTTCGGCGTCTGCGTTTGCGAGACGTAGTTGTGTGAGTTGTGCGAGTCCTTGTGGGGTGTATTCGCTTTGGCAGTTGGGGCAGGTGTAGTTGTCGGCGATGCCGTTGTCGGTGATTTGGTGTTGGAGTTGGGTTTCGCAGGTTGGGCATGTGCGCCCGGTGTTTATCGGGTTGAGGCCGTGGGCTTGTTGGAGGGTTGTGTGGACGGCTTGTAGTTCTTTGGTGAATTCTTTCATGGCTGGCCAGTGGTTTTCTGCCCAGTCGAGGTTGGCGTGGAGCCAGAGTAGGGGGTCGCCTGTGGGTTGGGTGTCGGGGTCGTCGTAGCGCCAGTGGCACCATGACCATGCCCATGCTGCGGCCCATGAGGTGATTGAGGTTTTGGTTCGGGGTTTGTCGTCCCAGTTGTCGAGGAGGGTGTGGATGCGGAAGGGGAGTCCGTTGGTGGGGCTGTTTCCGTTGTGTGGGGTGAGGGGGTTGGCTTTGACGTATAGGAGGGTGTCGTGTGGGTCGGGGAGTGTGGTGTGGAGTTGGATGGTTGTTTCGAGGAGTTGTCGTGTGTTCATGGTTTTCTTGTGTGGGGTGAGGGGGTGGTGGCGGGTGGTCTGGTGTGTTCTCCCGTCCCATGTTTCGTTTGTGGTTGTGGGGTTGCACCTGCACTCGGTTTTGGAGTGCAGGTGTGTTTCCCATGCTGGTGCGAGGTGGGTCAATTGGGGTCTTTCGGCAGGATGTTTTCCCATTGTTTGAGGGTGGAGTCGAGCCGTGTGGAGGTTTTTTTCCGTATTTCGGCGATGGATTGGAGGGCGATTCGGAGAGCCATGACTTCTTCGCAGAGGTCGAGGGCGTCGGCTTGGAGGTCTGCGACGTCCTGCGGGATGGAACCGAATGGTTTAATTTTGATGATTCGTTGGAGGATGGGGGTTAGGTCGAGCATCAGTCTTCCTCGCTTTGCCACTCGTTTTGTTGGTGTGTGTCGAGCCATTCTTCTAGGGCCTCGATTTTTGTTCCGAGAGTTTTCGGAATGTCGGGGTGTGCTTGTTCTCTGCGGTATGTGTAGATGATGTCGCGTACTGAGGTCGTGGGCACGGCGATTTGGGTATTTGTGGTGTCACTTGACTCTTCTGGTGTGTCGAAGAGTTTTTCGACGATTTCGAGGAGGGTGTCCCATCGGAAAGATTGTCCACGAATGAGGGGATAGGTCTCGTCGGCGGCCCATCTGCCGTCTGGGCTTTTTGTCCATTTCGTTCCTGCCATGTCCCATAGGGGTCCGTTGGGTTCGGCCGGTGCGATTATTTCGTATTTCATTGTAGTATTTTCCTTGGGTTCGTTTCGGGTTTCGAATCTGAGTTCGAGCCTGGGTGCGGCTAGAAGGGGGCCGGGGCGGAGTTTGCGTGTTGAGTGCGACCGCCGAATCCGTACGCGCCGTTCTGAGGGCCGTTTTCGTGCTGGACGCTACCGGGGTATCCCGACGGCGTGTTCGTGCGCGAGAGCGGCTCCTGTGGATGCTGAGGGGCATTTCCGGCGTGGCGGTCGCCCGTCTTCGCGACCTGGGCTCGCGCGTACCGCAAAGACGGGCCGATCTCATCGACCTGCATCTCAAGGCTCGTGCGCTGCTGGCCGTTGTACTCGTAGCTGCGGACGGTCAGCCGTCCGGTCACGAGCACCCGCATGCCCTTGCTGAGCGATTCGGCGACGTTCTCGCCGTACTCGCGCCACACGGAGCAGCGAATGAACATCGCCTCGCCGTCCTCCCATTGCTGGGTCTGGCGATTGAGCGTGCGCGGGGTAGACGCGACGGTGAAAGACGCGACGGGCGTGCCGGAGGCGATGTAGTGGATTTCTGGGTCGCCTGTCAGGTTGCCGACGACGGTGATGATCGGTTCGTTTGCCATGGGTTAGTTTCCTTTCCGGAAGCGGGTTTTCAGGTCGAGGAATTCTTGGGTTGGCGGACTTGCTGAGGCTTTCCAGGCTTCGCGTTGGGCGCGGTCTTTGTCGCGGTTGGCTCGCCGTCGTTGTTCGGCGAGTTCGTCGCGTTGTGGCGTGTTTTCGGGCAGTGGGCTGGGTTTCGCGTTTCGGAGCCAGTTGCGGAAGGCGGCGTCGTGGTCGCGGTAGGTTTTCCCTGTGGCGGCGCAGTAGTCGCGGAATTTTTCGGCTTCGACGGAGACCCAGATTCCGCGTTCGGCGGCGATTTCGGCGTGGCGTGGGGTTGGGACCCAGTCGGCGGGCAGCTGTGTGGCGCGCTTGGAGGGTTTCTTGGTTGCTTGCTGCGCCGCCTCGGCGGCGGGCTCGCCAGCGCCACCGGCTGCCGCGGATTCTTGAGCGGGTTCCGGCGTTAGCTTTCCCCCCGCACCCCCCTTAGAAGAAGGAGCTTTAGCTACTTCTTCTATAGGTACGGGTACGGGGACGCCGTTAGTAACAGCGTTACTCTCGTCATGTAACGCCGTTACACCCTCGCTGTTAACGGCATTACTCGCGGCGTTACGCTTAGCGTTACGGTGCTTGGCCACGCGCTTCCGAGTTGCCTCTTTTCTCGCGTCAACTTGCTGTTTCGAGGGCTGGAACTCCTCCCAGTCGTGGAACTGGAAGTCGTCGCCGTCTTTGCTCCATAGCCCGACTTCGACGAGCCGGTTCGCGTCACGCAAACTAGCCCCCAAACTTTTCAAAATCTCGGCCGAAACTTTCCCATTTCTTTCCGGAAAGCCCGCACACCAAGATCCTGCACGGACCCAAAGGCCCATCGCCGCGTTACCGGCAGCCAGGACTTTTGGATGGAAGCAGAGGCGGTCATCGACCTTGAACCAAGACATGATTCCCCTTTGAGGGGCTGCGGCCAGTTGGACAATTCGATTGGCCGCAGCCCTGTTTGTTAGTTTCCGGTGCCGGTGTAGACGGCGGGGTTTTGCGGGAGTTCGCCGATTTGCTTTGCGAGCTGTTCTGTCATGAGGTAGAAGACTGCCTGTTTCACTTCTTCTGGCCTGTCCATGAGGAAGCGGAGGTAGAGCTTCTTGTCGTCGTCGATCTTGTATTGGACTCGGACTTTGACGGTGACGGGTTCGCTGTTTTCGAAGACGGCGACGCGGACGGTTATTTCGTCCGGGATTTTCACTTTACCATTCACCTGGTTTGATTCTTCGTAGGTGAAAGTGGTGGTTCCGTCTTTCGATCGTTGCGCGGACTTGTATTCGACTTTTCTGGTTGCGGAGAAGGTCTCTGCGATTTCCAGCATTTCGAGCGGGCCGGGTTTGACGAAGCAGTCGAAGTGGTCTTGGACGAACTCGGACATGTCGAGTTGGGTGTGGTAGGCCCGGTCGATCGCGGTCCACTGCTTCCAGTCTCGGGTGGTTTGGAGGGCGAGTTCTGCCTTGTGCTGTTCGAGGCCTTTCTCGTTTGTTCCGTGGGCGTCGATGACGGCGGTGATCCGTTCGAGTTTGAGGTCGCACCAGACTTCGGTTGCCTCGGTGGCGTGCTTGCGCAGGTAGGCGAGGAAGGATTCGGTTGTGTGGATCGTGTACTTTCCCCGTTTTGCCGCGAGGGAGCGCTGGTGTTCTTCGACGTCGGCTCCGGAGAAAGCGAGGTATCCGTCGCGGTTGTGGACGGCGTAGACGCGGCCGGGCTCTAGCTGGATAGGTTGGGTCGCGGCGACGGCTTGTTCGATGAGGGCGTCGTTTTCCGTCCTGGCGGCGGGTTGGGTTGTCTCAGTCATTGGTCATTCCTTTTGTAATTTGCTCGAAGAGCGAGGGCTGGTTGGGCGGGTTTTGGGTGAGGTTGCCGTGGTCGTCGGCGAAGAAGAGGCTCTTTGCCCGGTCGTATTCGGGTTTCTTGAGTTTGATTTCGTCCATGACGGCGACGGCGGATGCGTTGACGTCGGTGGATTTGATTTTGATGGTGTAGGTGAGCGACCCGGGTTTGCCTGTGTCTTGCACGGCTTGGACGAGTTCGCGCAGGTTCTCGGTCAGCTCCCGGTGGCTTGCGCCATCGGACAGGTTGAGGAGAACGGTCGCGAATTCGACACCGCCGTCTTCGATTACTTCGCCGGTTTTCCGGTCGATGTAGTCGTTCATTGGTTTTCCTTCCTTTGGTGTTGCTCTCCTGTGAGGAGTGCTGTAAGTGTTTGGAGTGTCATAAGGACGTATTGGTCCCCTGGGCGGGTTGTGCCTTTCCGTTTGGCGACGACGATTCCTGCTATGGCGTCGTCGTTGCCGCGCTCGGTTTCTGCCTCGGCGAGCCAGGCGGCGGGCAGGAGTCGTCCGCCGTAGTTTTTGACTTCGACGACGATCCGGCCGCCCATGTGTTTCAGGCCGCTTATGTCGCCTCTGTCTTTCACGCCGTTGCGGGCGCGGCGCTCTATCCTGTCGTCGTTGAGCATCGCGGCGAGGTAGTCGGCGACGTCGCGCTCGAGGGCGGTTCCGGCTTTCTTCGCGGAGCGATGGTTGCGCTTCGGCTTAGAAGGAGATGCCAATCCGTTCACCCCCCGCCGTCAGGAGGTATCCCTCGTATCCGTTGTACGGGTGCTTGACGTAGATCGCGCCGTCGCTCCTCGGGGTTGGCTTGGCGTCGGTTCGCACGTAGTGGGTTATGTTCCCGATGTAGCCTCCTTTTCCTGAGGCGCGGAAAAGCTCCTTCCCGCGCTTGCTGTTGGCTATCGCGTTCCTTACGCGCTCCCATCTGCGCTCAGGATGCGAAACATGGCGGGCTAGTCCTTCGCGTTCGGCGAGGTCGAAAATCACGCCCCATGTTTCGGGGTGGCCGATTGTCAACCTGTTCACGCCGAGCCAATCGAGCACTTCGGCGGCGACGTCGGCGATGTAACGGCATGCGGTCACTTGGCTTCGCCTCCTTCGACGACCCCGGTGAGCGTTTCAGCGGTGACTGTTGGTTTGGGGAACTCGGTGTCGATGTCTGTTGTTCCTTCTTTGAGGGAGTTGTAGACGATCCGCATGTCCGCGAGGTCGGCGGACGTCCATTCCTTGGAGGGCGTCCCGATCCGTTTTTCGAGGCGGCCTCGGGAGACTCCGACTTGTTCGAAGGTTGTGATCATGGCTGTCACGCGTTGGGCGAGGGGGATGTCGCCTCCGCCGTCGGCGAGGGTTTCTTTGCACAGCGCCGCGCCTTGTTCGACGAACCAGGAAGGCAGGACGGCGAGGATCATTTCGCGCATTCTCCTGGCCCCCATGTTGGCGTTGTTTTCGTAGATGTCCCTGACGTCGTCGAGGAGGGCCTTGTTTTTCCCGCTTCGGCGGTGTTCGACGATGAAGGTCGTCTCTGCCCGGGTGTTGGTTTGCAGATCCCATGCGAAGGCGAGCATTTCGGATCGTCCGTCGAGGCGTTGGAGCTCTTTGACGCCGTAGTCGATGTGTCCCCAGCAGCGGGCGAGTTCGCGGGCGAAGTTCACGGACAGGCCGTGGACCTTTTCCTTGCCTCGGGGGAAGGTGAAGAAGGCGCGGTCGGCGAACGCGAACTGCGCGCAGGATTCTTGCATGGCCTCGGTCGCGGCGGCCGGGTCGCGGGGGAAGACTCTGGCCATTTGCGCCGCCGCCTGCACGTCGGCGATCGCCCTTGTCTGCTCGACCGTGGTGGCTTGGGACGCCGGGCGGGGTGCGGGCGTGGCGGAGATTGAGCGGGTGAGATTGTCAGTCATCGATGTACTCCTCGGATAGGGACCGCTCGGCCCAGGCGGGCAGGGCGATGGTGACGGGTGCGGGGTTGTAGGACGGCCAGACGCCCGAGTCCATGCATGCTTTCCACGTCAGCCGGGCTTTGGCGTTCATCGCTCGGGCGATCTCGACGGCCGTGATGTCGAGTTCGTAGACGGCGATCTGGTAGGGAGGGTCTTTTTCTTGGACGACGAACGCGAACGACGGGCGTTCGCCGGTGAAATGCTCGACGGCGTCCTGATACCAGGATTGCTGGCAGTGGTACCAATAGGTGCCGACGGTTTTCATGAACGCCGCCGGGGAGGCGTCGGTCGTCGTCTTGTAATCGACGATGAGGTCCCAGTCCGCCGTCGCCAGGTCGGGGCGGGCCCGGCAGGCCGCTCCCGTCGCCCCGTCTACCCAGAACATGGACACCTCGCGTACAAGATCATCGCGGTGCAAGAGCGGGCCGACGACCTCGTGCGCGAGAGCCGCCTCTTTGAGAGCCGAGATTTGCTCGAACTCTTTCGCCAGAAGAGGGGTCTTTCCGCAAGCCAGGGCTTGCTCTCGAGCGGCCCTCGCATCATTGGCCCGCCAATCTGGAGCGTCGATGACTTCGATGTCCGAGCCGGTGCCGAGGATTAGCGTGTGAGCCGCGTGCCCGATCTCGAATTGCCTCTTGTAGGGCGAGGGGTGGTCGAGGTCCCACTTGAATCTCGCAGGCGAGCGGAGAATCTTCCTTGCTCCGGTCGAGGACAACGTCTCGACGTCGGAGTGGTAGACGCGGTCGGGCAGGTCTTCGACCACGCCCTCGACGCCGGTGAGAAGATGCGTCATGCTGCGTCCTCCCATCGGTCTTCTTTGAAGTGCCGGGGGAGCCCGGCGGCCCCGGTCACGCGGGCGGAGGCCTGCACGTCCGCGGTGTGGACGTCCACCGAGATCCGGCTTTCCAGTTCGAGGCCGAGGCGTGTGCACGTCTGGCAGAACAGCATCCGCACAGTCGGTTCAAGATCGTCGCCGGTGACGGTGATGTCGTCGGGCTCGACGGTCTCGTGGAGGGGAAAGACGATCCCCATGTCATACACGGTCGTCACCGGTCCTGCCCTCCCATCTGGCGGGTCTTGTGGATCGCGAAACATGCCCGAAGGAAGTCCCCGTCAAAATCCGTAAAACCAGCTTCGTTATGGAAGTCCGGGTCAAGGCGGGACAGCTGGGCATCCGCCCACTCGCGGGCTTTTGCCTCGGTTTCGCAATGGAACTCGGCGTCAGCAAGTAGGGCTTCCCTTTCGCGGACACCCACCATTTCTGTAGTTTGCGCGGACAGGAAACGCCTGATTTCCGCAAGGAAAACCGACGGATAATACTTGTACGCGCGTAACGGGTCTCCTAAAAGCTCGGCCTCATAACTGAAGTTGAGTTTGGGCATACCCGACTTCTCACGCTCGGCACTCGAAGCCACGACTCGCATCACGTCGTCCCTATGTTTGTCGGCGAAAATCCAATCGCCGAACGCATCGCCACGAATGGCAAGAGCCCCAGGCCACGTGACTATCTCCCACGACCACAGTCGAGTCCCAGTTCTCTGCACGACATAGTGCCTGTAGAGACCTTCACGGTGCTTGAGTTTGACGTAATGGTTCGCGACTTCGGCCTGGAACTCTGCCCAGACACCGTCAATAATCGGACTCATGCCGCATCGCCCCCGTCGAACCAGTCTTCGTCTTTCCTGTAGGCGACGATCTGGTCGGCGTTGACGCCGACGACGTCGATCTCGCGAAGCTCGACCGGCACC